AGAGCACAGTCTTTGGGTTCTGGCTTGCAAATATCAGCAAGTCCAAGCAGCCAACAAAGGTCTTGCCTGAGCCAAATCCGCCAACGTAAGCGCGATATTTGGTATTCAGGCCATTAAGGAAAATATTCTGAGGAGCGCTAAGACTTAGCATTCGTTATTTCTATGCTGTCTGCTGCATGTCTAACTTCAAAAGTGATCGCCAATGGCTGTGCTTTTGTTTCTTCATCTTCATCAGCAGGCGCTTTGTCAGTCCACTTGAATCTGTTTGCAAAGTACAGCTTAACAAGAGGCGCGTTGACCTCTCTTGACAGCATCATATCTTCCAACTTAGTTTCCCAAGCTGCTTGGCTCCACTCTTGCGCCAGCGTTAATGCGTCCGAAAAATCTTGATGTTCTTGCGCCCACAGATAGACAGTTGACTTGCTAACTCGAAGCTCGAAGGCGAACTGAGTCACAGATTTACCTTGCACTCCGACGAACTGTAAAGCTCGCTCGATGTACTCAGGTTTATATTTGGATGGTCGCCCTAGCTCACTCATATCAAGCACCGCTCAATAAACACCAGCACCGCTGGCAGATTAGCTGAGTATAGCGCAAAAGAAAGCCGCTATAAAGCGGCCATTTTAAGCGAGTAGTGAGCAGTTGCGAATAAGTAGCCAATCAGCGTTGAAATTATCAGGTAGCAAACGTAATCATCAAGCCCTTCGCTGTTCATCATTCTAACTCCGTTATATAAAGCTCCACAACATCATCAATCGCCGTCTTATGCTCAACTGCTAACTCGTAAACCATAGGCTGCACAAGTGCTAGCATATTGCTGGCTGTGATTTGTGTTTCGATGTAGCGGCCTGCGCGTGTTGTTGCTGCAATTTTGTATAGGTTCATGCTATCAACTCCAGTAAGTTATCAATTAATATCTGCTCAGTTAAATCATCAACAAAAGCTGGCGGCGTAGGAACTGCTACCCATCCAGCATCTATGACTTCGCACTTACCTTTGCAGTCGCTGATCATGTCGCCATGCTCTTTCCGCAACCACTCAGTTAGCGCACTATGCTTATACGGCGCTGCTAATCTTGTCCACTTGGTTAGAGTTTTACTCTTTCCGTTAGACTCTATGGCATTCACCACCAATAAGATAGCCCATTTAAACGCTGTGCGGTCTAAAGCCTGTGCGACTGACTGACCTACTGGTTCAGGCTTCGACGTCTTGTAGTTGATTACATCAACACCCTTATCGACTTCGGACAGCTTCATGGTCAACGCCAAGTTGCGCATTGCGATGATTGACTGCGTTATGAGCCGCTTGTTTTGGTTGTGGGGTTTGCGTTTAGTCACTGTACAGCTCCTTCAGTAACTCTTGATAAGCGATCGGCCCGAAGCGCTTGCAGACTAGCTGCTTAAACTTTTTAAACTTCTCTGCTGTTTCGATGAGCTCGGCCATTTTGTTTTTATTGCCAATCTTCTGCTTGGCGATTGCGGTGTCACATTCTTGGATAACTGCGCTCAGAAAGTTTGTATACTTTTGTGCTGCTTGCTTGTCTGGCGCTGTCTCATTCAAAATTCTTTGCTTGCCAATTTGCACCGATGCAACATTGCGCAATTCAATCAACTGCTCGCGCGTTGCCGTCGATGTGTATTCGTCAAGTTTCTTATCTTGCAATATGTCTCTGACGTTCATTTCTTCTTCCCTCAAGCGCCGAAGCGCTATTTGCTCAATTTGAATTCGTGAGAATAGCAAACTCTGTGAGCGTGCTGTGATTTGTGTCCATCTTCTTTTGTTTTGCGACCAGACTTGTAATCATTTCTTAAAACCATGTTCTTGCTGGTTGCAATCCAATTCTTGCTTTTATTTCTGTGCTCACCCATTGCCGGATGTGAGGTTTTTGAAAAATATCTTGCGCCTGTTGACACTATAAACTCAGCTACCGCATCAGATAGTGCAGATCCAATGCCTAGCCCCTGAAACTCAGGTAGCACTACAGTCCTGTGGCCTCTCCATCCGTTTTTCCAGTTTCCGCTAGGAAATGCGATAACTGAACATATAGCAACTGGCTTTTCACCAATAAAAGCGCAAAAAGTAGTAGCAGATTTGTTTATTTTCCCAGATAGATAGTGATGCTTTTTGAAAATAGGCCAAACCTTTTCTGTTTCGCACGCTCTGACGTTAATAGTAATTTCTCTATCGAGCCTAACCAACCCCCGATCAACTTGTGCATCAGCATCTAAGTCATAAGCAAAATCAAAATCCAGCCATTGCAGAACGTCCTTATGGCAAGTAGCAAGGACCAAGCGATCAAACTCGCTTTTGTTTTTATTGATGCTCTCACACAAGGCCCTTGCTGTATCTCTATCAACTAAGCTAGTAAATTCATCAATAGCACAAACCCCATTAGACAGCATAAGTGCAATTTCTGCTCTGTGCCTTTCTCCATTTGATACAGTTGAAAGGGTTCGCCGCCAAGCTGGTACGCTTCTCAGCCCTGCTGCAATTAACCAGCGCTCTGCTGATTCTTCACTTTCAAACAAATCGCAAATCGGAGTGTCGCGATCAAAGTCTTGCATCTGTTGAAGGTTGTTAAGTTTCAATTGCGTGCTTTTGCCGCTACCACTTGAACCAACAATCACCGAAAGTCCATTACTTGGTATTTCTATTTTTTCTATTTTGTGATCAGCGTCAATTAAATCGTATTTACCAAAAATGCTCATAAAAACCTCAAACCAATTGAACGCGAATAGTGTTTTTGTCTTTTCTTTCACTTACAAATTTTTGCATGTCTTGGAATGCAGTATAAGCCTCTGATTCACTAGCAAAACGAAAAGATTTTATGACGGATTTTTTAATAACGTAGTAACAACCACTGCTCATACCTGACGGTTCCAAATCCCTGTCGCAACCTGATGAAACACTAAAGCTACCCATAATAATCACCATAAATTAAACCCCGCTTGAGTTAGGACGGTCTACGGAAAGACACCTCAAGCAGGGTTAAAATTGTTCCGTTCTGCCTTGGGCTTTTGGCCTGCAATCAGCTTACGTCCTACGGCTTGCTGATAGTTAATATACTAACACCTCGAGTAAGACTGCGCAAGTTTCATGCTTTGACGATCCAACCAAGCATCCGCATAGTCACTTAAAACCTTCGCGCAAGTCGCCGCATCTCCACCAAGAAACAACATCTGAATTGCCTTGTTGCAGTCAGTGTCAAAACTGGCGCTTTCCTCAATCTCTTGGATAAAATCCGACGGCTTCATATCCGCACGAATGTTAGCAGCTAGCCGCTCTAGCTTGGCTTGTTCAACGCTGTCGTCGGCGTGATCGATGAAGCGCCATACGTCATAAATTGCGTTCATTTTAAACCTCGTTAACCTTCAAAAATCCGTTGGCATCTTTATACAAAACACCTTCAGCAAGTAAGCGCTGTGCCAATTCGCGTGAATTAGGCTTTAGCTCGCTTAGCTTTACTGCGCCGTGTTGTATCTTTTGTTTTAGTTGATAGTGGAGTCCGCGCATGTTTCCGTTTCCTTGTAATTAGTCTCTGCCGTCTTAATCCAAACAGCGCCTTGCTCGTCAATCTTAGCGCCTGCCTTTACCCATCTGTCTACAGTCGCATGGCATCGGTTAAGCACCTTGCCAGTCTTGCGTAGGCTGCCGTATTTGCGCACTAGGTCTGATACTGGTTTCATTTTTCACCTCGATACGCCGATAATGCAGTAGCGGCAATAGCCATGTCTGCAAAATCACATCCTTCGTAATGCAGTCTATTTAGAAGACCTTCCAAAGCGTCTGCCAACTCGTCAACGTGGTTAATTGCGTGACAATCAACCCAAGCATTCACAGGGAAATCAGTTAAAAGCTCGGGCGCGTCATTTGGATTGCTTTTTACGTGAAAGCACTCTCCACTAAATATTGTTTGCAATGGCAACTCAAAAACCTCATTCATTCGTTTCATTGTAAATCCCCAAACATAATGTCATCAATCTTGAAAGCAACTAAGCCGATAGACTTGCGACCATCTGAATAAACCCACTGAAAGCAATTTGTGTCAGGCACTTTTTCCATACTGCGAATCAATCCGCACCGCGTGCATTTTTCGCGTGTTGGTATTTGCCAGCGATTTGTGTGCGTAGTCTCCACATTGTGACCAAACACTTTGCATAAGAATTTTTTCATTTACCCTCTCCCGTTAATCCAGTTGGTCGCATCTTGCGTGCAATTTTCACCGGTAAAAACTCGACGCTTTTTGTCATCTTGGTTTACATAGTAAAGCTCTTGAGTGTGTACAGACTCCCAAGCTCCGCCGCTTGTTGGCTGTACTGGTACCAACATTCCTGATTTGGTAGCAAGTGTGTGGTTCATTTCATCTCTCCGTCATTGTTTCGTGACTTCATTGTATCAGATGTGCGCCAATGGTCAAGCTGATTACATCATCAAATGCCTGTTTTTTAGTTGGTCATGCGCAAGCTGTTGATTATAAAAGATATTTAAAAATACATGACCAAACTATGACCATCTTTTTTGTAGTTGGTCATGCGTAAGTGCATGATTTATATAGCTATATGACCATATGACCATCTTTTATGTATATATTATAAATAGATAATAGGCCATAAAACACGTATAGACAGCTATTACAAATAGCCTATATGGAAAAATTGGTCATATTTGGACAGTTGGTCATATATCTTTTGTTTTCAATGACTTACGCATGACCATCGGTTTGGATAGTTGGTCATATAAAAAGATGGTCATGCAGAAAATAAAAAAGCCGCACAATGGCGGCTTATATGTCTAGCAGGCTAATCACTTCATAGGCGGCATTAAAAGCATTTTCCCGTGCATAGTTTTCTTGCTTTGATTGCCGTTTAATTTCCTTATCGCACTGGCTGCTGAGTTTGTATCTGCTTTGTTTGGTCGCTCATAACCAACCAACTTGAGCGCTTCTGTAGCAGTTTTCCAAGTCCAATAGTCTTGCTTTGAATCCCAATCAAAGCTGGTTTGCACTACTTCTTCAATTGGATCTGAAGCTGTGAAATCCTCGTTATGACTATTAAGCTGGTTCATCTCGTCAGGTGTCAAGTAATGACCAGCGCCAGCTTTCCACTGCTCGTACACTTGCGCCCACACTTGCTGCATATCGATGTTGTGCGAGTGGTCCAGCTTGGCCACTTCGATGGTCCAATAACGTCTGTTACCAGTTGGGTCGTGCAGGAACTCTTTCGGGTTTACTGAGCCAAAGAACACTGTGCGTCGTGCGTACTGGCTTTCTTTGCGTGCGTATGCTCTGCGCAGCACATCCTTGTCGTTAGTCAGGAACGCTTTAAGCGCTGCGATGTCTGACTTCCTGAAGGTGCTATCAAGCTCTCCAAGCTCGACAAGCCAGAAGCTAACAGCCTGCTTTACGCTGTCCCTGTCATCAGGCTTTAGAATAACGCCGTCCTTGATAAGGTTTAAATCTTCAGGCACTAGCGACTTAAACCACTTTGTTTTCCCTACATACTGATCGCCCTGAAACACAAGAACACCAGAAGCGCTTACGCCTTTAGGACTGAACGCGCCAGCGATGGCTGAAATCATCCAGCGAGTGATTAGCGTGTCCTTCAGTGTTACCGCCTGCATGTTGTTTGCATCCTTGATTGTGACAGTATCAAGCAGTTTGCCTAAGTGGTCCTGACCATCCCAAGGCTTGCTGCTCACCCAATTGGCAACTGGGTTGTGCTGGTTTTGGTCTGCGATGTAAGTCACGAAACCTGGCAGCTTGCTTGTTGGCATCTTGAACAGGCTGCATTCGGACTCAAGCCAAGCAAGTGATGCGTTGCCTTCGTTGTCAAGGCTAAACGATTGCCGCGGTATGATTACTTCCTCTTCCTTGCTAATGACGTTGTAACGCACAGTAACACCAAGCCTGCGGCATATCTCTTTCAAGTTGGCGATGTGCGCAAGCGGCACACCCTTCTCACTACAGAACGGCAGCGGCGCATCCGGTTGAGCGTCGAACACGTCAACATCTCCGGCGTCGTCATACTGTACCACTGGCTGCTCTGTGCGCTCTTTGACTTGAACAGGCGCACGCAACTGGATCCCAAGCTCAACAGCAGCAGCCTTGAACGCTTTAGAGTAATCTCCGTTGTGGTCGTAGTAGCAGAACAGGTCGTAGCTGCTGACAGGCTTGCCGGACTCTTCACTACATAACGGGTCGCTTGCGTGATGGATCCAACAGCGTGCGTTGTCTAGCAAGTGAACGCCAGGCAAACCAGTTGAGCTATGCGGCGACAGGTAGCGCTTGCCCTTCCTAGAGTAGCCGTAACGCTCTAGTTGCTGCTCTATTGGGTTGGCTCGCTCGTACTCTCCGCTAACGTCCGGCATACCTTGCGTTGGTGCGTGCGTGCGTTGTGGCAGTTGCTTGCGCTCAGGCTTTGCGGCCCAAGGACAGACAGCTTGCAACTGAGGTTTGAACGCATCCCACGCTTGCCAGATAGCAAGAAGCCAATCCGGTGGAGTTGGCCACTCAGCAAGAGACTTCGGCGGCTTTACTATCCACTCGTAAGGCTTCAGCGTAGTCGGATGCACAGAAGGCGGCAACACGTCTTGCTTCTGTGAACCGTCACAAGCTGCGCGCAACTCGATGATGGTGTAATGCTTCTTTGGGTCGTCTTGCTTTGCCCAGTTGATCTTGCAGTAAGGCAGCTTAACGCCATCAGGCACGCGGAACATAACGCGCTTGCCCTTGCCTTGTATGGTTGGGAATTGGTCCAGAGCATCAGCAGGTATGCCGAACTCTTCAAGCATGAGCGCGAAGCCTTCAGCGTCGTCTATGTCAAGGCTGCACATGCCAGACGGGCCAAGAGCGGCGCCCATGTTCCAATCCTTGTGCAACTCCCAATATGCGAACGCTTGTGCTGGCTCGCTTAGTGTGTTGTTGCCCCAACCTTCAGACTGTGGGAACTTCTTCAGAGGCTCGATTGGGACCAAGTGCCAACCGTAACGGCTTGTATATGTCTCTGCATACTTTGCAATCGTTGGCAGACTCATAACAACTCCCCTTGGTTGTTGTTTAACTCGGGGTCGATGTATTCATGGATTGTGCTGTGAGCTGGGATCTCAGTGATTGAGATAAAGAGTTTGTTTTCGTGGCGCTTAGTCTTAACCATGTCTAAGCATTTTGAGCATTGCACGCCGAAGTGCTGCGTGCCGTTCTTGAATATCCGGCGCACGTATCGCAAATGGCCGTTGTGATCGCATTGTGTCATTTGTAAATCCTCGCAAGGTTTGTTTTGCCATCGCAATGGCGGATCCCGTTAACGGGGCAGTAAGTCTAACGCATCTTGAGTTGAGCGCACAATACCAGCAACGCCGTTTGCTGCTCTTACCTGTTCAATAAAATTAATCTGCTCTTTCGTTGGTCGCCCTGTGCTTGTCTTATT